AGCAACAGGAGCAGAAGCAACAGGAGCAGAAGCAACAGGAGCAGAAGCAACAGGAGCAGAAGCAACAGGAGCAGAAGCAACAGGAGCAGAAGCAACAGGAGCAGAAGCAAAAGGAGCAGAAGCAACAGGAGCAGAAGCAACAGGAGCAGAAGCAAAAGGAGCAGAAGCAACAGGAGCAGAAGCAACAGGAGCACTAGCAACAGGAGCACTAGCAACAGGAGCACTAGTAGAAGGAATACGAGCGCTTACACCACGAGTCGTATTTTGACTATAAGAAGGAAGAGGAACAAAAGTATAATTATTTTCACTACTAATAGCATCAGGGAGATGACTAGAACTAACATCAACTCCGTGTTGGCGTACTAATGGCGGTGGACCTATAGAAGAAACAGAAGGAATACGAGCACGTATACCCCTAGTTGCAATTTGACGAAAAGGAATAATAGGAACAGTATCTATTTCATTTTGACTAATAGCATTAGGAGGACTAGAAGAAGCATGAACTGCATTTTGACGTCCTAATGGTGGTGGAACTAGAGGAGGACCAGAAGAAGCATGAACTGCATTTTGACGTCCTAATGGTGGTGGAACTAGAGGAGAAGCAGAAGAAACATCAACTGGTCTACCGCTAGTCGCATTTTGACGCTCTAATGGTGATGGAACTAGAGGATAACTAGAATAATCATAAGAATCATAACCCCCTAGTTGACTTTGTAAATTTATATATTTATTTTTATATTTTATATATTTTTTATAATAAACATCTTTAAACATTACTTATATAAATATATAATGGATAATTATATTTATAAATTAAATATTATTCTTTCTACTCATAATGTCTGTTCATCTCATGGAATTACTCACGCTATTGCAGTTATGAATCACGCTGAAAATGCATTAAATCAAGCTGAAAATAAATTAAATCAAACCACATTTAAAATTGATGAAAAAATTAAACGTTGTGTTAAATTAGCTGCACTTTTACATGATGCAGATGATAGAAAATTTTTTCCAAATAATCAAAATTATGAAAATTTAAAAGAAATTTTAGATGATTTACCATCTGATGAAATAGATTTAATAATTAAAATGATATCATTAGTTTCATCATCTAAAAATGGTGATAGAATTCCAGAAGATGCTATTAACAATGAATGGCTTTTATATCCTCGATATGCTGATAGATTAGAAGCAATTGGTATTATTGGTATAGAAAGATGTTTTCAATATGCTTTAACTTCTAAAAATCCCTTATATATTTCAACTACACCTTATGTAACTACCGAAGAAGAACTATGGAATGTTGCTAATATTGAACGTTATAATCAATATAATGGATTTAGTGATTCTATGATTGATCATTATTATGACAAACTATTACGTGCTTCAATATTTCCTATCCATAATAAGTATTTTGATAAAGAAACAGAAATTCGTCGTAAACCATTAATTGATTTTATTTTTATGTTTGGAAAAAATAAAAAAATATCTAATGAAGATGTTATTACCTTTATTAAAAATTATAGTTAAAGAAACAATATAAAATTAATACTCTTTAAGATTTTCATAACATATTTTTAATTTTTTTAATTTTTGATTAATTATAAATTTTATTAATCCATATTCATCAACTAATTTTAATAATAATTTATCATAATTTGGTTCATTTATTTTTAACATATTTAATGATACATCTATTACATTAGGATTAAGAAAATATTCTTTTGTATCTTTATAATATATTTCATTTGGTACATTTAGATTATCTTTTTTCATTAATTGAAGTGTTTTTTCTATATTTTTATGTTTTGAAAAATATTCAAAAATAATATTTGGTTTATATTCAGATATTCCTTGACAATAATCACAACCAAGTAAAATACAAAATTCAATAAATTCATCTTGATTTAATTTTAAATGATTTAATAAATTATCTAAATTAATTTCAGTTGTTGGAACTTTATGTGATGTTAAATTACGTATAATTTTTGTTGAACCAAAAGTTAAAATATCCATATCTTCAGTTAAAACTCCATCTACTAATCCTATTTTTGTTAGATATGCACATTGTGAATCTGCTTCTTCTGGTGCAATAATATATGGAATACCCATTAAGTCTAGTAATTCTTTACATTGTTCCCATTGTTCTTTTGAAATAGTTGAACTACGTTTAAAATATTTAATTTTATCTTCATCTGTAATTGCTTGTTCTAATTTTTCTAAAGCTTTTTTTTTTATTTGTTTTCTATTTTCTAATGTTTTATTTTTAATATTTGGTGGTTTTCCATCAAAAACATATATTGGTATAATATTATAATTTAATAAATCAATTGTTTTATTAAATAATCCTAAAATATGTGTTGTAATTTCACCTTTTTGATTAATATAATCAGCACCTGAATTTCTAACTGTAATTATAATTTTATAAATTAATATACTAATATCAACTGCAATTCTTTTAAATTTATATTTAGAATTATCAACATTCTGAATTAATTCAGGAGTTTCATTTATAAATTTCAATAAACATTTTACACCCATAGGTTTATTATATAATAATAATTTTTCTTTAGGTTATTTTTAATAATTTAAATTTTTTATTTAAATAAAAATATTTTTAATTTAAATAAAAAAAATATATAATATATATTAATATGATATATCAAGTTGTTCATCCTTATGTTATGTCAATAAATGCTGAATCTTTTAAAGATGCTATTAAAAACTATGTAAAAATGAATCATAATTTAACTTTAGGAAATATAATTATTACTGATCAAGCAAGACAATATATGAAAGCTAAAGTAAATTATTATAATGTTGATGATAAAAGAAAAGCAAATATTACATTATTACCAACAATAGGGCCTTTGGGACCTTCATTGCCTTTAGGTATAAAAAAAGACGGTGAAATTTTTTCACCTTTAAATACATGGCCTTATTCACCTTCTATTACTTATGATACTAAAGAATATCCTTCAACTACTTTTATTGAAGGTGGTTTTATGCCAAGAATAATTCCTATAAATTCTACTATAGGAGGACCATTAGGACCATTAGGACCATTAGTATCTCCTTTAAGTAATTTTATGTTACCTAATTTAGCTGGTAATGTTTATAGATATTAGATAAAATTCCATTATAATTTATTATTTCATTAATTGAATCAATACATATACTAATTATTTTTGGTCCACATATTTTATACATTGGTTTACCATCCATATGTATTGATTTAATATTTACTTCTTTGATATTATTTTTAAGATGTAAATAATATTTTTTATTTTCTATTAATTTTCCACTTTTTAATATTCCAATTAAAATTATACCAATATGTGGATTATTAAAATATTGTAAAACTACAAATTCTGTTTTTATTACTTTTAATTTTTCTATTAAGTGTTTTTGAATATTACTAAAAAAATCATTTTTATTTATTAATTTCTTACAATTATAATTAGGAAATTTTTCTAATTTTGAATAAATATTTATAGAACAATATGGTATATTTATTTGTTTATAATATTGAATATAATTTGATTTCCATTTCCATTCTGTTATACCATTTTCAATAAATAAACACAAATCAATAGATTCACCAAAAGATGAAATAATTTTATTTCTAGTTTTTAAATATTTATCATCTCCTGGTGCTTCAATTAAAACCCATTTTATACCATTATTTATAATATAATTGTAACTAAAAGATGATGTTTTCTTTGATAATATTTCGTGTTTGTGTGTAAATAAATACATTCTTGCTTCTTTTTTATCTTCATCTATTTTTGAGTGAATTAAATTAGCTATTAAAGTAGTTTTACCAATATTAGTATCACCTAATAATAATATTCTTTTTTCAATAACATCAATTAATTTTTCTCTAATAACTATCTTAAAATAATTATTTGTATTATCATTAATTATATAGTTAACTTTAACTACTTTAATAATTTTCATTTTTGCATTATTAACTATAATTTTAAAAGTATTTAATGTTTGTTTTTTTTCATTTTCTGTCCAATTATAAAAAGTTCCATTATCTTCAACACCTAAATAATAAATTGCTTCACCATTTCCTTCACGAACACGCCATATCATCTGTGAAATATATTCTTCTAATCGTTGTTCATTTAAATCTGATAAATATCTTTTATATTCTATATTTCCTTCTTCAACTTCTGGCTCCAAATAAATACTCATATATAATTAATTAATTTTTTCTTTAATTTAAAAAATTGTTATAAATTGATATTATAATATATTTATTATAGTATTAATGGTTAAAAAAATTTGTATTATACATACTGAAACAACTGGTCTACATGAATTATTTGATGAAAAAGTATATAAAAAAAATTTATTTGGATTTGCAAGGTTAGTTTCTTTTTCTTGGATTATTGGAACTAGAGATAATATTGAGAAAAAACAAAAATTTATAATTAAACCTCGTTGCTTACAAATACCAGATGAAATTGTTAAATTTCATGGTATTTCACATGATATAGCTTTAAAAAAAGGCACTGAAATTGAACAAGTATTAGATGCATTTATATCTGATTTAGCAGGAGTAAGTATTATTATTTCTCATAGTTTAGAATTTCATCTAAAAGCGGTTCAAGCAGAATTAGTTAGATATAATAAAGCAATTAATTTTAATAAATATATACTTATCGATTTAAATTCTTTTGAACATAATATAGTACCAACAACTTTACAAAATTTAAGTAAACAAATATTAAATAAAGATTTGAAAGATAAAGTATTAGTTGTTGATTTTATATGGGAACTATTTTTTAAATTATATAATGAGTATGAAAAAAAAAATAAAACTATTTAATTATAGTTCTTATATCTGATGTTATTAAATATTCTGGATAAGTAATATCAACTTGTAATTTATCATGACATGTTTTATCAGACCATGTCATTTTATATTTTTTACAGTCTTCTGGAGTGACAAAATCTACACATTCAAACCCTATTCTTCTACAAGAACCAACTAAATTATTTTCATTAGAACATTTATCTAAAGTAAAAGGTTTATTGTCTATAATTTCATTTTCAAAAATATTTCTAAAATTACTATTATAATCACGACGACAATCCTCATTAACTTTATAATTATAAGCAAACTTATTATTTGTAAGAACAATTTTTTTAATTTCGCAACATTTATTTGATTCATTAATATTTGAATAATTACTTAAATTACTTAAATTACTTAATTTTTCAATATTACAATTAATTACTAAATATATAATTATTCCAATTATTCCAATTATTACTAAAATTATTAAATTCATTTATTAAGTGTTATAAAAAAAAAATTTTATATATATTTTAATATGGATAAAAATAAACCATTAACAGTTTCCGAATTTTGTTATCAAATAAAAGATTTTTTACCAACAAAAAAATTTATAGTAATAGGTGAAATAAACCAATTAAAAAATTCACATGGTCATCATTATTTTATATTTAAAGATAATGATAATATTATTAATGCTACTATTTGGAAAAGTAAAATGGAATCTTTAAAGGTTATAATTAAAGAAGGTGATAAAATAACTGTCGAAGGTAAATTAGATTTTTATTCAGTGGGTGGTAAATTAAATTTTATTATTGATAATATTGTTAGTAATGATGGTATTGGTGAATTATTAAAAAAATATCAAAAAATTAAAAATGATTTTGAAAAAAAAGGTTATTTTGATTTATCATTAAAACTTCAATTACCAAACTATATTAAAAATATTTTATTATTAACTTCAGAATCCGGAGCAGCATATCATGATTTTATATATGGATTAGAAAATGCAAAATCAAATATAAATGTCGAATTAATTGATGTTATAGTCCAAGGTGTTGATTGTCCACAAAATATTTGTAAACAATTAGAAAATATTAAATTAAAAAATTTAAATTATGATTTAGTTATTTTAACAAGAGGTGGTGGAAGTTTTCAAGATTTATTTGGATTTTCACAACCAGAATTAATTGAAACACTTTATAATTTTAATTTACCAACATTAAGTGCAATAGGTCATCAAATTGATAATCCTTTATCTGATTTAGTTTGTGATTATTCTGCACCAACTCCATCTTTAGCTGCACAATTTATTGTTGATTATAATAAAAATTATTTAAAATCATATCAAAATATTTTAAAAGAAATTACAAATATAATGAATATTAAATTAATTAATGAATTAGAAAAAACAAATAATTTATTTGAAAGATTAAATAAAAAATGGTTATCATTTGAAAGAAATAACAAACAAAAATTAATAAATGAATTAAATATTATGCTTAGAAAATTAAATACTTTTGAATCTAGATTAGAAATGTATGAAACAACAAATATTTTATTAAATGGTAATGGTAAAATAATGCATAATAAAGAAGATTTATTAGAATATAAAGGAAAAAATTTAGAAATTATTTGGAATGGTATAATTGTAAAAGTTAAAATTGAATCAATATTAAATTTAATATAAAGAAAAATAATAATTTATAGTAATGAATAATAATTGTAAAGAACTAGATGATTTAGAAAAAGAAATTAATAATTTAGATGATATTTTAGATTGGAGTTCAAAAATAAAAAAAATGAAAGAATTAAAAGAACAAATTATAACACATCGCAATAAATTAAATTCTTTTATAGAAATTATTAATTCTGGTGATGTTAAAAAAAATAAAAAAAAAAAAGATTTATCATTAGATGATTTATTAAAACAATTTGAAGAAACAGAAAATATTGAAGAAAAGGTTAAATTATTTAACCAAATTCAATATATAATTAAAGAAAATGAAAGAGAATTATTTGAAGATTAAATAATTAAGACTTTTCGTTGTTTTTTTCTAGAGTAATTTGTTCAAATAACTGACTTATATCCGATGAATTAATAATTTTAGAATCAAACATTTTTTTAACAAAATTTTTATTATTTCTATCTTTTTTGTTTATAGATATTATTTTAAAATGTACTTTTTTTTTTAAAAGTGTATTTGTTATTTTCATTATAAATTTTATTTAATTATTAAATAAAAATAAAATAAATAATTTTCAATTTTTTTTTAAAAGTTTTTAAAAAAAAATTTTTTACAACACTGTTGTTTATTGTGTTGTTTCTAATCTAGCAAGAAACTCGAGTGCTTCTGCTAAATTTAAAGATGCACCAACTGCTCCAGAACCGCATTCTGACGACGCGGAAGAGGGGGCACATGAGGAGCTTCCACTTCGGCAACTCCAACCTGAACCGCATTCTGACGACGCGGAAGAGGGGGCACATGAGGAGCTTCTACTTCGGCAACTCCAACCTGAACCGCATTCTGACGACGCAGAACAGGGGGCGCACGAGGAGCTTCCACTTCGGCAACTCCAACCGCATTCTGACGACGCGGAAGAGGCTGGGTCTGAGCCATCCAGGTCTCTGGATGAGTCAGATAGTAAATTTCTTCTTCGGTATAGGGCGAACGTGTCCCAGATGCGCGTTGTGGAATGAGCAGAGTCTCCATTCTGAGAGAGCAATAAAGAATATATATGAAACCAATAAACCATTAAAAATTCAATTTTTTATAATATATATAAAAATAAATTATTTATATTTATATATAGATGTCAGAACCGTATGATCATTCTAAAATTAAATTTTTTAATGATAAAGAATTTTATATAACTCTAATAGATGATAATGATTTTGATTTAAATGAATTAGATTGGAATAATCCAAATTATGTTCAACTTTTAGTATCTTATCCTTTTATTAAAACAGTATTAGTTAATGGTAATAACTTTTTTAATTATATTGGTGAATTTTTTAAAGCTAATGAAGATAATATTATTGTAACTGATACTATCAGTGAAGAACCATTACATAATTATCAAATAATGTATATAGATAAAATAAATAATAATAATAAAGTAAATCAATTTGCAACTTTAATGAATATAAATGGTGAGGTAATTCAAGGTAAAGCTATTATTATTAAAAACTATGTTTCAACTTTAAGTAATGATATAAAATTTGATAATATGGATTCATCTGCATTATATAAGATGATTAGAAGTAGAGGATATAATACTGTTGGTGTATGGGATAATGAAAGTAAAATTTGGAAAGAAGAAGAAATATACGGTCTAATGGAAGATTTTGCAAAAATTTTTTTTGACAATGAACCTTATAAAACTTGTGAAATAGGTTTTTTAAAACATAATTTAAATATATGGTATTTAAATTCCGAATATGGTAAATCTAATGTTTGTGGAACATTATTAAATTGTAAAGTAGAAAAAGTATTAATTTTTACTATGTTAACTGATTCTTTTAGAGGAAATATTACAAAAGAAGAAATAGAAAAAATTATTAAATTATCAACTGTTTTAACACCACCTTTTAAACCAGAAAATAAATGGTTTGAAGATGAAAAAGATGAATATGAAAGATTAATAATTAAGAATAAATATAGAATATTAGATAATATATATCAAGAACATTTTAAAATATAAAAATTAATAATCTAATTTATTTATAATGGATGATTTAGAAAAAGAACTTTTAAATTATAATGAAATGGGAACTTCAATTAATAAAATAAAAAAATCAGATACTAATTTAAAAAAATTTAATATTAATAACTTTATAAAAGAATTAGAAAATAATTTAGATAATTTTGATAATACTAATGAAAATATAAATCCAGTACCAGCTAATCAAGATTTTAATAAAATTAGAGAAAGTTTTACTGAAAAAATAGTTAATTTTGAAGAAGATAATAATATTTCTGAAAAAGAATTAGAAAATTATCAAACTTGGAATAATAAAGTATATACTTTTTTAGTTAATATTAAAGAACCTCTTATTATTATATTAGTTTTTATTTTATTAAATAATAAAGATTTAATATTATTAACACAGAAAATTTTTTTTATTAATAATATAGAAAACGAATATCCTTCTTTAATTATTAGAGGTATTATATTAGCTTTAATAATATATTATTTAAAAAATTTATAAGTATTTTAAAATATAATACAATTTAAAAATCTCAATTATTTTAATGTCAGAACAATCATTATCAGAAAGTATAGAATCTATTAAAAATGAAATAATAAATGAAACAAATAAAAATTATTATATTAATTATAATGAAAATAAATATAAAGATGATAATCAATTTGAATCTAATATAGATAATATGATTTTTATTCCAATTGCTAACGAACTTGTTGAACCTTTACAGAAATTATCTTTAACTCCAACTAAAGTAACAGTCTTAAGCACTATTTTTACATTTTTATCAATATATTTTATTTATCAAAATGAAAAGCTATATGCTGCATTAGCATATTTTACTGGATATTTATTAGATTGTGTTAGTGATAAGATGTTAAAAAAAAATAACATGACTTCTAAATATGACATGGCTTTAAATTTAGTTTTTAATAATATTTCAAATATTGCTTTACTTACTTATTTAATTAATAGATTTAGTTTAACAAATAAATATGTTTTAATTATTATTTTTAGTACATATATGCTTGGTTTAAATTATGGAGTAAATGAAGCTATTAATTCTAAAAAAACTACAGGTGATGATAACTTTTTACTTAGAAGAATGAGTGAATTAAAAAATGAAAAAGATTATATTTTTACTTTATTTTTATATATAATAAAATTATTATTTCGTTTGTATAAATCATTCTTTAAAGAATATAATGAAGAATTAATATTTAATTGGTTACCAATATTAAAAAATTTTGCTCCTGGTAATTATTCTTTATTAGTATCAATAATTTTACTATTTATTGAATAAAAAAATCATTAACACATTTAATAAATTTTATTAAAAAATCTTTTTCATCTATAAAAATTTCAACATTAGGTAACTTATATATATCTTGTAAATTTTTATCAATTAAAAATTTTAAATTATAGGCTTTACCATAATTTATTGATGATGTTAATTTATTTTTATAATATTGAGAATGACTTTGTTTTGTAATTAATGGTAGAATACAATAAACATCTAAAAATTCCTTATGATAATCTTGAAAGTTTAAATTTTCTTTTATTATTAATTTTGTATGCTTTTTATATTTAGGATCTAACGAACCTTTACCAATTATTTTTATATAAAATTTTAAATCAGTTTGATAATCTAAAATTTTATCTAATAATTTATAATTTCTTCTTCTATCAGTTAAATTACCTTGAATTATAAAAATAGGTACTTTATTTATTTTTTTTTGTTCTGAATATGGTAAAATATCTGCATAAAAAAATTTATTAGTATTACATAATGGTGTTAAAAAATAAATGTTTTGATATTTTTTTAAATTTTCTGTAATTTCATGAGCAATATAAATATGTTTATTATCATTAGTAATTTCATTTACATTTTTATCATAAATTGTACAATTTATATAATAATCATAATTAGAATCATGTAAAGTATATAATTTTATATTTTTATATTTTGATAAAATATAATTATTAAACGAATCATTTTTAATAATATTTAATATAATAATATCATTTTTTTTAACTATATTAAATAACATATCATACTTATTTATTATTGTTTCAATAATTTCATAATGAAAGCTAAATAAATTCTCTATTAATATTTTCATAATAAAAATTGATTTATTAAATTATTGTATATAAAATATTATATTAATGACAATTTTATATTTAAACTTTTATCCTAAACTACATAACTATAATGAAAATGTAGCTGGATTTGATATGGATGGAACTATTATTAAAACAAAATCAGGTAAAGTTTTTCCTAAAGATAAAAATGATTGGATATTTTTATTTGATGATATTCCAGAAAAACTAAATATTTTATCTGAAACTAAAACAATTATTATTTTTTCTAATCAACTAGGAATATTAACTGGTAAAACTAGTGAAGAAGATATAATATTTAAAGTCACAAATATTCAAACTAAATTAAATATTCCTTTTATATTTTTAGCAAGTAAAGAAGATGATATGAATCGAAAGCCTAGACCAGGTATGATTAATTTTATTGAATCAGAATTAAATTTTAAAATTAATAAAAAAAATTCTTTTTATGTTGGTGATATGGCTGGTAGAAAAAAAGATAAATCTGATTCTGATTTTAAATTTGCACTTAATATTAAATTCAAATTTTATACACCAGAAGAATATTTTAAAGATATAAATGAAGATAAAGAAATTTCAGGTTATAAATTAGATTTAAAGTTAGAATCAAAACCAGTTACTAATATTGAAAAAAAAGAATTAATTATTATATCAGGATTACCTGCTTCTGGTAAAAGTAGTTTAGCTAAAAATATTATTGCTAATAATAATGCTAATTTTTTAAGCAAAGATAAAAATGGTAATAAATTTAAAAAGCTTGTTATTGAAAGTTTAAAAAATGAAGAAACAACTATTGTTGAAGGATTATTTACAACAAATGCTCATAGAAAAGAAATGATAGATTTAGCTAAAGAATATGGTTATAAAACAAGACTTATTCAAATGGATATTCCATTTGAACTTGCTTATCATTTAAATATTTATAGATCACTATTTGAAAATTATAAAATAGTACCATCTATTGTTTATAATATATATCGAAAAAAATACGAAGCACCAATAGTTAATGATTATGATAAAATTGAAATTAATTATCCAACTATTATAAAAAAACATAATAAATTTTATTTATTTTAAATAAGTAATTAGTCACTATCATCACTATCATTATTAATAATTTTTTGTTTATTTGATGAATTAGCTGTAAATTTTTTTACTACTTTTTCTTTTGATTTAGTTTTAGATATTACCTTATCATCATCATCACTATCATCGTCACTATCATCATCATCATCATCTTCTGATGTATCTGAATCATCATTACTTTCATTTAATGTAGATGTATTAACTTTAGTAATAGTTTTAGTTTTTTTATCTTTAATATCTAAAGTTGCTTTTTGTTTATTTAAAATTAATTCTTCCATTTCTTTTAAAACTTCATTACGTTCTTTTTTAATTTCTAAAGTTGTTTTTTTATGTTCATTAATTTTAGTTACAAAAGTTTCACTATTATTATTTGAAAAATATTCCATTTCTTTTAAAAGGTCATCACGTTCTTTTTGAAGTTCTTGTGTTACTTTATTATTTTCATTAATTTTAACCATAATATTTGCCCATTTTTGATTTAAATTTGACCATAATTGATTTTTAACTTCTTCTTCATTAATATTATCTGTTTTAGAAATTTTTTTTCCACCTCTAGTTGGTTTTTCTACTTCAACTTCATTATTAGATTCTTTAGTTTTAGATTTAGATTCAATTTCGGAAGTTTTTTCTATCGGTTCTTCTTTTTTTGCTTTAGATTTAGTTTTAGATTCCGGTTTTTCAACAGGTTTTTCTTCTGATTTTTCAATTGGTTCTTCTTTTTTAGTTCTACTTTTGGTTTTAGGTTCGGGTTTTTCAATAGGGTTTTCATCTATTTTTTCAGTTGGTTCTTCTTTTTTAGTTTTACGTTTAGGTTCAGATACGGGTATAGGTTCAGAAGGGGGCTCAATTGGTTCTTCTTTTTTAGTTTTACCTTTACCTTTAGATTTAGTTTCAATAACTTCTACTAATTCTTCATTTTTAGATTCTACAAGTGGTTCTTCAGATTTATTTTTTCTAGGAGGCATTTATATATAGTGTTAATGTCTTTAATAAATTATTTTAGCAATTTTTTTGACTTTTAATAAAAATTGATTTAAAAATATTTTATTAAATATAATTTATATTTTAATGTTTTATACACTTTTTATTAAATTTGGAGATAATCTTTCTGATTCTGAAAAAGAATATTATACTAAATATATAACAAAACATGAAGGAGATGCCGGAATAGACTTAATCAATACTTTAACATTTGAAGTTAAACCTTTTGATGTTGAAACTATTAATTTTAATATTCAATGTGAAATGAGAAATGAAAAAGAAAAATTAGTATCTTATTATTTATACCCACGTTCATCTATTAGTAAAACACCATTAATGATGGCAAATAGTGTAGGTATTATTGATGCTGGATATAGAGGTAATATAATGGCAAAAGTTAAAAATGTATCTCAAAAAAATACTAAAGTAATAGAAGGTGAAAAATTATTTCAAATTTGTTCTCCAACTTTAGAACCAATTAAAATTAAAATTGTAAGAAATTTATCTAGTAGTTCTAGAGGTGATGATGGTTTTGGTTCAACTGGAAAATAAATTAAAAATTGAAATTTAATTAATTTTATTTATAAATAAATTATTAATAATGACACATTGTTGTTATGAACCGTGTAATTTAGTACTTATGACAAATAAATGCTTTTATTGTAATAGTAATCAATCAATTATTACTCATGAAGTTGAATATCGTAATAAAGGTATTCTAACTTGTGAAGAACACGAAGTTTTAGGTATTCGTGATACCAAAGCTTATCTTCATAAACATAAAATTGTTTTTTTTCGTGATATTTTAAAGTATTCAGAAATGGATGAGTTTAAAAAAATATTAGGAAATATTCAAGTTATTCGTTCTAATGGTGATATTGATGATGACTGGAAATTTGCAAATATTATAAATGATAATCCAGCAATTCTTACTAAAAACAAAAATAATTGGAAAATCACTTTAGTTAAAGACGATATTCAAAAAGATATTTACCTGTCTGATTTTTTAAATAATAAACTTAAATATTATCAGATTGAAAATTTTGAAAATATACTAAACAATCTTATTACACTATTAGATAATGGTATTTATAAAGAATACTTTAATCAACAAAATGGTATGACTCCAGAGAAATATATTGATAATTCGTGTTTTACAGTTCCAGTTATTATAAATGGTATGATAGCACGTGTTGTCATTAGCTAAAAATTGATTAAAAAAATAAATATATATTAATTTATTAAGTTAAATGTTATGGACAGATAAAGCTAAAAAAATATTACAAAAGTATTGGGGTTTTTCTGAATTAAAGGATAAACAAATTAATGTTATTAATGAATTATTATTAGGTAATGATGTTATTGGTTTATTACCAACAGGATATGGTAAATCAATGTGTTATTTAATTCCGCCTTTAGTTACAAAAAAAGCAATATTAATTATTTCACCATTAATTTCTTTAATGGATGATCAAAAAGAAAAATTAACAAAAATGAATATACCTGTATCTGCTTTACATGGTAATAATAAAGATAAAGATAGAGAAATATTTGAAATTATTGATGGTAATATTAAAATTATTTACATGTCACCTGAATACTTGGTTAAAGGTGATGGATTAGAATTAGCAAAGTCATTAATTGAAAGTAATTTACTTGGATTTTTAGCAGTAGACGAAGCTCATTGTGTAAGTGTATGGGGACACGATTTTCGTCCTGAATATTTAAAAATAAGAGAATTTAGAAATTTATATCCAAATATTCCAATATTAGCAGTTACAGCAACAGCAACAAAATTAGTTACTTCAGAAATAACTAATTTTTTAAATTTACGAAATCCTGCAACTATTACCGCTAATTTTGATAGAGCAAATTTATTTCTTAAATGTATTGAATATAAGAAAGAAAAAATAGAAAAACCAAAAAAGAAAAAAGATGATTTACCTAAAATAAAAGATATTACAGATATTAGTAGTGATATAGATATGAAATTATTAATACCTTATTTTGAAAAATATAAAAATGATAAAATTATTATTTATGTAAATTCAAGACAAATGACTACAAATATTTCAAATGAAATTAATATTATACATCCTAATGGAACAGTATCAGAAGCATATCATGCAGGTATGTCTAAAGTACTACGTGAAAAAGTCCAAACTAAATTTTCAAATGGAGACATTAATATTATTGTATCTACAATTGCTTTTGGTATGGGTGTAGATTTTATTGTAAGATGTGTTATAATTATTGGTGCCTCGTCATCTATTGAAGAATATTGGCAACAAATTGGCAGAGCAGGTCGTGATAATTTAGAAGCTGAAACAGTCGTATTCTTTCAATATAAATCATTAGCTATTGCAAAATCAACTGTATGTAAAGAATGTAAAAATCCAGTAATTAAACAAAACAAACTAAATAATTTAATGAATATGAGTAGATATTTATATTTAGATACATGTAGAAGAAGATTTGTATTAAATCATTTTAATCAACCTCCTAAATTCTTTAATTGTAATAAATGTGATAATTGTTGTAGAAATGATTTAACTGATATTACAGAATTATTATTTAAAATAATTATTAATGATTATCCTAAAAATGATTTAAACTTTGAAAATATAAAACAAAATTTAATAGCAAAAAAATTAATTAATGTATTTAGAGATAAAATATTTTTTGCTAATGATTTAAAAATTTGGTGTGATTATGTAAAGTTAAAAAATTATGAATTAAGTAATTTACCAGAAAATTTAAAAGTAAAAATAAATATTCAACACTTATATGATGCACAACCAGAAGATATTTTTGATAAATATACAAAAATGATGTAAAATATATTTTTAATAATTATTATAATTATAATTTCTTTTATATTGATATTTTTATAAATATTTGCAATATCAACTATATGGTTAACGTCCGTTAAGTCCGTAAAGTTGATCCATTAGATTATCACACCATTTTCTAGCTTCATGAGTATTAAAATTCATGTCTATTTTAAAAATATTTGCAATATCAACTATATGTTCCGTAAATATGTTCATTGAATCTTCAAATCTTATTTTATTTTCAGATGCAAATTTATTTAATACTTGTTTTGCAAGTATTGTATTTATATCTTTATTAAAAAACTTTGTAAAATACCAAAATTTATTAACACAAATAGGTGCATTATATATAATCATGCTAATAATTGATTTTGCTTCATTATAATTAATATAATTATTTGTATCTTTTATTAATTCATTAATTATTTTATTTTGAAAGATAGCTCTATCTAATGCATCTTCATATTCTTTTTCTTCATCTTCTTTTATTTTTTTTTGTGCTTCTTCTATTCTTTTTGATACTTTTTCTATTCTTTTTTGTTTTTCTTCTTCTAATTTTGTTTCTTCTTCTTTCTCTAATTTTTTTTTATCTTCTATTTTTGCTTGGATATATTCTTCTTGTAAAACAAATATATTTTTAAATTTAAAACCTTCACCAAAAATTTTATATATATTAGCACCATCAAATTGCGTTCCGGCATAACCACTACAAAAAGATACATGTACCTTACAATTTTTTGAAAAGTTGTTTGATTTTGATATAAAATATAGTATTATGTTTCTTGATATAGTATCTTCTAATATTGTTTTAGTTAGGATTTTTTCAGATATAGTTGATAATCCTTTGTTAAATGGTTCCTTAAATAATTCATTATTCCAATCATTACACACATGATTAAATCGGTTTATACATATATCAAACGGTTGATACATACTTAAATAATTACCAAAACAATCGCCATTTATACTAATATAAATAATATAAAAATTATCTATTTCTTGAAATTTACAATTATTACCATCTCTATCTTTAGAATAATTTATTTCACCATTTTTATAATATATTACTTCACTTTTACCATATTTTCCGTATTCCATATGTATAATTTTATATTTTCTTAAATTATCTTGAATAATTGTCTGATTTTTTTCATATAAATTTCCAAAATCACTATTTTTAATTTTTTCTATAATTTGATTATGATATTCGTTCATATTATTAGCATTATAACTATCGTTTTCCATCTTTGTTTTTTAATAATAACATAATAGCTTTAATATATTTTAAATACAATTTTTGTATCTATATAAATTATAAAAAAAATGACCAATTAAAATGATACCATCTACAATATAATAAAATTATTTAATAATTATTATATTATAAGTATATATATATGACGTGTTACTCATATAAAATATTAAAAACAACAACAATACCAATTCTTAAAAATGTTGATGTTCTACTTATATTAACAATGGAAGGAAGTAATCGATTTAAAGAAGACCCGTTTTTATTAAATCTTACCAAGAAAACAATTATTCAATATAATAAGGGATTTAAAAAATGTAATAAACCTTCAACTATTATAAGTTCAAGAGAAGATATTGTTCACGCATATTATACTGCATTTGAGTATTTGAAAGAATATAATAATGTAATAATATTAGAGGATGATGCTCATGTTATAAATAAGGACCCATTAATTTATGATAAAATAGATAAATTTATTGATACACAGGACTTTAATATTTTAACATTTGGTTCAAATGGACTATTTTCAAATTATAATGAAGATTTTTTTAAGATAGACCCATTTTTTTTTTGGGCAGCACAAGCAATTATATATTCACGAAAAGCAAGAACTAAATTAACTAAAGATATTATTTCATCCAATTTTAATAAAGGACCTATGGATGCTATATACATAGATCATTTAGATAAAAAATTTACTTATAAATATCCACTCATTGTTCAGTTATTTCCTAACACTGAAAATCAAAATTTATGGGTCAATAATATTTTTGAATTATATATTATTAAATTTACAATAGCTCTATTAAAATTAGATACAAGCACCAAAAATTGGTTTTCATTGTATTTTATATTTAGAAATTATAAAATAATATTATTATTAATATTTTTAATAATAATTAGTAGCGCATTTTATTTTAATAAAGTAAAAATAGTTAAAACTAATATTGTTTAATAAAATTTAATATAGAATTATATTCTTTTATATTTAACTTTATAATTTATATATAATTATTTAGAAATATTTTTTTCTAAAAACTTATAGAAGAACATTTACTTAAAAATAAATTATAAAAATTAAGTAGATATTCTTCTCAAATTATTTAATTTATTTATATACTTATTTTTAATCAGTTTTGATTGGGATTTGTATTTATATGTTCCTTTAAGGAAAAAGTCTTTAAATAATATCAAATAAATAAAGTTATTTAAAGATAAATTAATATAATTAATTATCAAATAATTCAGTTCCCTATTTATATGAATAAAATTCTATAAATGTGAGGAAAAACGTGTTTAATTTCTTAACAGTAATTAAATACTTAAAAAAATATTTATAAATTAATCGCTATTATTTAAATAATAGTTTTATTTAATATATAAAAAAATCTTAATTAATAATTATTTTATGATTAAGTATTAAACACTATATATAATAATTTAGATTAATTATAATAAATATTGCATCGGGCGCTTCCTTTAATATTAATGAGAAGAAAAAAATAAATAAATTATTATATTATATATTTTACTTGTTAAAAAAATTGATTAAAAATCATTTTAAAGTTAAGTCATATAATATAGTAAATTAATAAAATGTAATAGACTAAGTCTATTTAGCTCAGTTGGATAGAGCAATCGCCTTCTAAGCGATAGGTCATAGGTTCGAGCCCTATAATAGATAATTTATTGACTTCTTACAACAATCTCAAAAAAAACAAACTAATATTGTTATTCAGAAGTCAGCACAAAAACAGCATAGATGCCCGAGCGGTCTAAGGGGGATGATTTAAGCTCATCTATCGAAAGATTCGTGGGTTCGAATCCCACTCTATGCAAATGGTTGATTAGCTCAGTTGGTTTAGAGCACCCG